CACCCAAACCAGCGAGCAAGTCGAGGTCACTCAATTCATCACCAGAAAGAACACGCCCACTAAAATCAAGTGGCTCGCATGAGTTCTTGAAGAGTGTGCCCAAAACACCAGCAAAGGTAAAACAAGCAGCCGGCAAGAGAAGTCCCAGGGGGGGACGAGGAAATGGGCGACGAAATGCTGTCGCCAACCAAGCCGTTGCTGACTTGCAACAACAAATGGGCAATGTTGATGCCCTTAAAGAAATCAACAGGGAGCTGAGAACTGAGCGGAATAAGTGTGTCGACATCCAGGGACGACCACTAAACGGAGATCACTCACAACATTGCGAGTGCCGCCTATTTCTCACCCCAGCACAGGAGAGGATCGTCATGGCTAGCGACCCAAGACCATTGTGTTATGCCTTTGCAGAATCCACCTATGGAAGGGAAACATTGCCTTTCATAGTGAGCGAACTCATTGGCAGAGCAGATGTTGTTAGGGGCGACCGGGGACAACTACCCCGCATAAGCTGGCTTTGGGGAAAACCAAATGTTTTGGAAAACTGCCACGTACAGTACCCAAATGTCAATGCATCCACCCAAGCGCGGTATGGGGCGGTATTTGGAAATAACCCCCACGTGTGCAACTGCAACATTGGAGAATGCCAATGTGGGCCATTTCAAGTGGCCATAGTGGCAGAACATGCATTGAGAATGACAGCCAACCAGTTTGTTGGCTGGGTTGTAAACATGTTGGATCAGGGATGTCAGCAGGTGTTGTTGGCATGCCCATTGCTCACCACCAGGAAAGGCAACATGCACAGTGAGCTCCAATGGTAGTGGACAGCCCATGAACGACCATCGTGTAACATTGTGTTTAAGGACACGGGATTTGAGGAAGTATGTCCCAATCCAACATTGTTGCATGCGACACATGTGACGGCTGACACACCACAAGGCCGACGAACAGTCATTATGGGAAGGACGGCGGAAATTGGAGGTGTGAGATTCATGCAATTGATGGTTGGGGAAGAGCATGGACAACCAGAACATGTTGGGGCCATTGATTGGGCCCAATCACTCACCAACACGAATTTTGTTGGCCCTGTCACATCAAACTCTGCCATCCCTGGGTCAGGTGATCGACCAACCATGGAATCAGACTACGTGGCAGTCCCAATTTGGACAACAGTTGACCACTTACTGGTTAGACTTGATTATTATGCCAATTTGAACACAGCCGGCACGAAGGGTTACAAGTGGGTTAACAAGGAGATATTGAATGCCCTCACCACCTATGTTGCTGGCAAACCAAGAACGACTGACATGTATAACATGTTAATGCAGAGGGCTGGAGCAATGATGAGGGCAGCCAAAATGGATTTGGACGCAGCACCCGTCAGCACAATGGCCTACTTGGCCATGACTGCCAACTTGAAACAGGATGTAGTGACGGCGAATGCAGTGAGCGAGGTTATTCATAGCTATGAGAATAATGCCCTAAAAATTGATCAACCGAGTTCAAGTTGGCCATATATGGTTGGAGCACTGTCGATAGCTGTGCTGATTGCAAAGTGGAAACAGCCGTTTGGAAGCATGGGAGGATTGAACACTACAAATAGTTATGCATTATGCTCATCTTGGTCATGGGCAGCATTGCTGTTGTTGCTGTGGCCGAGTCACAGCCAACAAAAACGCATAACCCAGCAAATGCCAATTGTTCAAAAGCTTTGTGTTGGACACACAACCATGCCCAAATTAGCCCAGGGAGCCAAGATTGTGGTTCCTGGAGAGTATTCCCCATGCCCATGCACAAAGGCACTGCCCGCAGCCCAAGCAGTTGGTTGGTACGTCCCAAGATACCCGCCAATATTCCCAAGCAATTGTGCCCATAATGAAGTAGCATCATTAGCGTACAGACAACTTGTGCCCGGTGACTGCGTCATTCCTGTTGGGTTGTTCTATAACATGCTCATGCAGGCCAATTCACTTGTGTTCCCAGAGCCACTATTTAAGGGTACACCAACTATGGTGGGTGTTGCAAAAGGAATGAAGATGCCCGCCTTGTGGTCACAGGGACCATTCCCGGTGTTTGCCCCTGTTGAAATGACCAACTTCAACGAATGGGTTCAAAGATTTCCACTCCATCGCCGGGAGTTGTTCACAAAGGTCAAGAAAGAAGGATTTCAGTTCACCCGTGAGCATTCGCTTATTGAGGCGTTTGTTAAAAATGAAGCTTCATGCAAATTTGACGCACGTAATGATGAATGGGATTTTTACAAGCCGAGAAATATTAGTGGTCGGAAACCCGAGTATCAGGTGCGCACTGGCCCATGGACATTGGCAGCCAGTAAATGGTTGGCAAGCACATGGGATGGGAAACAGACTGGTGTGAAAGCCATATACACATCAGGCATGACAGCTGAGGACTTGGGACGAGAGGCCAGCAAAGCTGAGAAGAGAGCTGGGGCCCACAGTATGATCCTTGAAACTGACATGACAACATATGATGGAACACAGAAAGAAATGTTGGCTGGTGCAATCATGGCTTGGCTTTGGTCTTTACAGCCACCACATGAAACCTGGGAAGCTATATGCACTAGTGTGGCTTGTACAGGTAGCACAGGACATGGGGTCAAATTTTATGGTGACTGGACCATGAAGAGTGGTGAAGGTTGGACCAGTTGTGGCAATACTTACCTCAACATAATAGTTCAAGTAATGGCAATCACCACTTGGGAATTTTACAAGTTTGTGGACATGTCAAATAGCACCCTGTTTGGATTGGGTGATGACAACATGACATTTATTAGCCTCATAGTGCCTGTGACTGATGACATAAGGCGCAGTTATGTGAAGTGGGTGGAAAAATTTCTGAGTGACTTGGGGCTTATACCCAAGTTGAAATTGAAAAGAATGGCTGATGTGGAGTATTGCTCAGGGCTATTTTACCAAATCGATGATGGAACATTGATTTGGGGACCTAAGCCTGGCAGAGTTTTATACAAAACAGGTTGGGTCAAGGCACAAGGAAACACCGTTAAGAACATTGATGGTGCCATGGCTGAGTTGCGTGGCACCATTAATGGATTATTAACAACTGTATCACATGTGCCGATATTGGCTGACCTGTTTTATAACTTAATGCAACAGCTGACTGATCGCAATGTCAAGGCCATTAAAATGGAGAGATTGGAGCACATGATTTTGGCGAGAACAGCTCATGCCGTGTCTGTCGGAAGTGAACAACAACTGATGGACAGGTATGGACTGGATAGCAGCCAACTTATAAAATTGCGCATTGAAGCCCGACATCATAAACTTGGAGAACCATTGACTAATGAATTATTTGAGCACCTGGTAGAGGTTGACATGGACCTGGGACCCACGAAGCCATCGAATTTGAACCACTACGCCACCCCGTTCATGTGCGCATTTGGGTTATCATTCTTGAGGAAAGGGGCAACGAGTGCTCTCAGATGGGCTTCACTGGCATCCCACCATGCCTGTGTGGCAATTGCAAGGGAAATGTGTGAAGGAATCAAAGGCCCCAGTGTGCCACAGGGGCTGGTGGCCCTGCAGGAGTTTGTTGGCCCGATGTTGGTTGAGGCAACCCCAATTGAGGCCATGTTTATGGCCATGTACATCATTGGGTTGTGTCCCATCGTTGAGGAGTACTTCAAGAGAACAAGGTATGGAAATTGGTTCTATTTATTCTTGTGTGTGACTGAAACTCTTGAGAATTTACCAAATGTTGGCTACGGCAATGCCCTTGGATTGTTCGTATTTAAGCTCCTCATTCACAGGTATTTCATGTCACATGATTACAAAACTGGTGTCATTCACCACATGGTTTGGAA